GCTCGTTCACAAGCCGAACTCCGTCTTGAGTTGCGTTGCGAGGCGGGCAAGGCGGTCGAACTCGTAGAGAAAGTCGCGTGCGGCATCGCGGCTCCATTCGCTCGGATGGTGATACTGCGACTTGAAGGACAGTGTGTAGGGCGGCTTCTCTTTCTCGCCCTCGCCTCCTTCGGCCTTCGGCTCCGGTTCGGGCAAGATGCCCGTAGCAATGTAAGCGTCCGTCAGTGTTTTGACGTTTGGGTTTTCAAGCAAATGCGTCACTGATGACGTTTTTGCTAATTTCATCCACCGCTGAATGGTGCGAATTCCGCGATCTCCCGAATTGGTTTCCAGCCACGGCAAAAACTCGCCGTGCGGAATGATTTCCTTTGCGTGATTGGCGACCGCTCCTGCGTTAAGCGCGTGGCGAATGGCAAGCTCGGCCCCGGCTTGGGCAAGAGCCGCGCAGCGGTCAGCTTCGTCGGCGCAGCGTTTTAGCTCTGCGGCGCAAGTGTCTGCATCAATGCAGATCGCAAGGTCGAGAGACGGTTGAACGAGTTGGATGTCGGTGTTTTGCATATTTGATCTTTTCTTTCTTTGTGAATCCGCAAGGCGCGCTCGCGGTATGATTCCCGCGCTGTGTCAGATTTCATGTGGCGGGCGGTGGGGAGGCGCAACTCGTCGCGGATGCCGACGATGACCTTGCTGACGGCGGCGCGGGTGACCCCGTATTTTTTTGCAATAAGGGTCTGCGATTCGGGTTTGCGAATGATCACGGCCAAGAAGCACTCGGCCTTCATCGCCGTCTTGCGGTCGTTGCTTCCGGTTAGCGTGTGAAGCAACTGGATCGCCGCCTCGTCCCCGAAGGTGCGCGAGCGATGGCCCCCGCCTTCTTGCTGCTCGTAGTCCTTCCAGAACTCCTTGAAGACCTCAAGGCTCCACCAGTTAAGCAGAGCGACGAAGGGCGCAAGCTGTGCCGGGGGTGCTACGCGACAACGCGCGTCGAGGAAAACGTCCTCGGCGGTGTCATGCGGCAGTTCGGGTCCGCATGAGGCTTCGTTAAATTCAGCGGGGTCAGAGAATGGCGAGGCGTGGTTCATCACGCCCGCGAGGCCGGAAGGTCATGTGCGCGAGATTACCACAAACCGGAAATCGGTCAAATGGCGACCCATTCCGGTGCGCGCCACGCGAAGCCCAGCGCGGCCAAGTCGGGGTGCGTCCGCTTGCAATCTTCCAGCGGCAGCGGGATCGACGTTGGCTGGCCGTGAATCATCGGCACCGCTTCGCCCGTGCTGGCGTCGATGCTGATGTAGCTGCGGGGCAACTCGCGCATGAGCGCATAGACCCGCCGCTGCTCGGCTTCCGGTGCGTTGCCCGAAAGGCCCATCCATGCGGCTTGGATTTCGTTGAGGCGAGCGATAGTCATTGTGTCGCCCCCTTGCGCTGCAACGCCCGGAGGCGGCGAACCTCGCCGCTTTTCTTCCCCGCTGCGGAGTAGTGCGCCTTGCTGCGGGCCTTGGCCTTGCCTGTCCCTGCCGCCCCGCCCTTGCGGCCAAGAGCGGCGGCGGCTTTCGATATGTCGGTGGATTTGCTCATACGGCGTAGGGGCTGGCGGTCACGATATACTCGTCCCGGTCGAACTCGACCACGATGATGTTCTGCGGCTCGGCCTCGTCAAGCACGGGCTTGGGGGCGGCGGGCTTGATCGGGAACGGGATGATTTTGTTGCTCATTGTTCTGTGTTCTTTCTTTGTTATTCCAGCGGTTGCCGCCGCTGGTCGTGGTTCGCCGTCTGGCGTCCCATGCCGCCCCCGACTTGCGGGGGCGGGAGGGAGGTCAGTCCCAATCGCTATCGTAGGCGTGATACTCCATCTCGGCCTCGCGCTGTGCGGCGAGGTAGTTGGCAAGCGTGTAGGGCTGGTCGCGATCAGCGTCCCAGAACTCATGCGGGATCGTCTCGTCGCAACCATCGCAGCCGCAATCGCAGGGCGTAGGAGCAGGAACCACGTTGCTGTCGGTGATCAGTCCGTCGATCTCGCAGATGAGGCGAGATAGTTCCTCCTGCGCGCGGTTGCGAGCAATGGTGAACGCAATCTCGGCCTCTGCTGCTTCGGCGGCGGTCGAGCCGCAACGCGCGCGCTCGTTGTCCTGCCAACGATCAAAGGCAACATCGGTCTGCCAGCGAGGATCGTTATCGTCGTAACCGGAGTCGAGATAGCCCTTGCACAGCAAGGCATCGAACGACTCGACCGTGACGGCAACGGCCTCGGCAAGCTCCTTCAGATAGCCCGAAGCGTTAGCGATGATGAACGTGATATACGGCATGACGAGGCGGTTGTTGCGGCGAGCGCAGTTAACTCCCTCGTTGATTTGTTGGATATGGTTGTAGTTCATAACAGGGACAATTTAAGCCAAACGCTTGCCTTGGGAAAGGTAAAAAGAGCCTCCCTACAAAGATTTTTTTCACCCCCTAACCCCTTGAAAACAGGGGCTTTACGGGGTCGCCTTCTCTTTGGGGCGCTCGGCGGCGGGGGTGAGAACCTTGGCGAGAAGGGCGGCGACCACTTGCATTTTCTCGCAGTCGCGGAGGTGGTTCGGCCTCCCCTTCACCACGACCCATTGCGACTTGGTTTGTCCCGTAATCGAATTGCGCGAGCGGCGTTTGACCGTGCTTGCCATATGCTCGTGCCAATCAAGCGGGAAGTCCTTGGGAAATTCCCAGCGCACCGGATCGGCGCGGCGTAGTGCGTCGAGGATGTCTTCGCACGTTGGCGCGGAAAATTTAATCAGCGGACACGTTCGACGCGCGAGTGTCCCGGCGTCCCATCTTCCGCCGCCCGCAGGATCGCCGCGTTCCGGGCGGGCGTAGGCGCGTTGCACTTTGCGGCCTTGGTCGTTCCACGTGAAACTCTCGTTGTCGCTACCGCGCAGGGCAACATAGCCAAAGCGGCAGCACGCAAAATAAACTTCGCGCGAGGCGAAGGCAGAATCGACAAAGACACACGGCGGGCGGATTTCGTGTTCCTCGCGTAGCTTTTCCAAGTCATCCCAAGTTTCGATGCGGCCCGCGAATCTTCCGCGCGAGCGTCCGTCCTTTGACCAATCGCGGATAACGGCCCAGAAATGTCGGCCCCCGGCGTCTTGCACATCCACGGTCATCGCGGAGAACTCGGCCTCATCCCAGCGGTCGCCGCTCATGTAATCGCTCGCGCTGGCTTTGACCTCTTGTTCCTTGTCGGCGTCCTCGACCCAAGGTTCGGCCAATGCGCCGTTCACAAAATCTTGCAGGCCAAGGAGCGAGGCCTTTTGTCGCAGGAAGATGACGGCAAGCTCGCCAAAGCCGCACGACCGCCAAGGCGCGTAAAGCGAGTTGAGGTGATAGCTGCGCCTCCCGGCAGCGGCGTTTGGGTTCATTGATCGCCACTCGCCCGCGCGCAGCATCCGGGTCTTGTGTCCGTCCGTGATCTTGCCCTTGCACGACTCGCACTCGTAGAAGGCCGAAGCCCGCACGGCGTCCTCGTTCCACGCACCGTCTTCCCCGCGCGCGGCGGTGTCCCACTTTACTTGCCCCCAAAGCAGGCGTTGCATGGCCCCGCAGTGCGGACACGGGACGAAATAGAAACGCTGATCGCCTTGCTGGAAGGCTTGCCAGATTTCCCCCTCCGGGGTGGTCGGGGTCGAGGATTTTACGCGCAGGGCATTGGTGTAGCTCTTGGTGCGGTTCTCGGCCAAGGCTACGGCCCCGGCTTCGCGCTCGCTCGGCATGGCAAACTTATCAGTCTCGTCCATGACCAAAAGTCCCGCAGGGCGCGAGGCAAGGTTCGCGGGGCTGTTCGATCCGATAAAGGTCAGCGTGCAGTCGCGGAATTGCTGCTCAAGGGTCTTGAAGCGATGCACGTTGCTCGGTTTGAGGGCGCGGAGCTTGTCGCAGTCATCGACCATTGGTTGCCAACGGTTCTCGCTAAAGCTCCGGGCCAAGTGTTCCGAAGGCATGACCCAGATTGTCGGCACGGGGTTATTCACCATGCGCCATGCCGTGCCGATCATCATCGCCGTCGTTTTGCTTGTCTGTGAGCCAAAGCACAGGCAGAGGTCGGTCACGGCAGGATCGGCAAAGGCATTAAGCGGCTCGCGGACGTAGGGCGTGAGCAGGGTTGAATACGGCCCCGGCGTCTCGGTCTGGCGGCGGGTTAGGATAATCTCATCCTCGGCCCACTCCCACACTTCGCGGTTGTCGATTGGGGCGAAGACATCGCGGAGGCTGCGATCAAGTTGGGCGGTGAGTGTCATTGCTTAATAGAGCGCGCAAGGCGTTGCGCTGGCGTTCCAGTTCGCGCGCAAAGTCGGCATCGACTACTTCTCCGCCTTGACCCGCGAAAGGCTCAAAAGCAATGGCATCGGTTTCGGGCGTGTCCGTCATGCCGCTTGAGAGTGGAGCGCCGGGGTCGGTGTCGAGCCGCCCTCTCCCGCAAGGTGTGCGGGCGTGTCCTTGGTGTCACTTCCGGCGCGTTTTGGGTATGGCCGCGCGAGCGGCAAAATCTTTTTTCTCATCTCGCTGTCAAGCGGCATG